TACGAGCCATAGATTGCCCAAAAGGCAAGCACGCACACACTAGCGACCAGAACTATGTGGCTTGGTACACTAGACAACTTCCCAGTTGTATTCATTGTTACGCGAATCATTCTTCGGAAGATCCGTGTTTTGAAGACGACCAGGGATACATCGAAGACCCGGAAGCCCGGGCCTACGCGTCGATGACGTGTGGTCCCCACCCGGACACACCTCGCCCACGTAGTGAACCCACAGATACATTTGACAACTTTAAGGAGCAATCCTACCCCGAAAGGGAGAAGAAAGAGATAACTTTCATAGTCGAAGAATCTGTGGATTCGGGCATCGCACTAAGCCCAAAAATCAACCCAATCGACCACATTCAGATTGAAGCAATTACGCCTCTTGAGGAGAAGATAGTGATGCTGCCCGCCGGGGCAGACATCAAAAGAACTATTTACCAGAACATCAACTTGCTCGACCAAGTTGAATTAACTGGTTCTTTTCTCACAGTTCGTGAGCCGCAAATGCACAACATCAGTGATGTCATAGACACAATCCCCTTTACACCAATTGGGTACTCAGTTTATGGCAACGAAATGTCAACGATTAGAGGAGAAGTACAAAAACACCTTCATAAGGAGGAGAGACTACTCTTTTATTCGACAGGCATGGAACCCGTCTTTGACAAAAATAACAAAATATCGATCTCACGACCCATACGCAGCATGTCGCTGTTATGGCAAAAGATTGGTGTTGCTATTTTAGGTACCACTGTTAATTGTCGTCGAAACGTTATGTACGCCTCAGAATCACCTGAGATGACCATTTTGATGAGATCTTCCGAGGATCAACTCAGAGTGGGATGGATCTCCAAATACTTTTGGGATTCCAAATACAAACCCAATGACTCTATCATGTTAGATGTCGTCCGTGAGATGCAATATTCAGAGTGCCGTATAGGCCCTGTTTTTGTTGATCTCTTAAGATGGCTTCTATTGAATGGAGAAGTTGGGAAACGAGTTCCCGTCATGTTGACACGAGACGGAGAATTCAGAGACACAATGC